CAATCGAGTCCCCTTACTTCCATATAAATAATAAATACAATTTACATTGAAAAGTATGTTAATTACTAATGAAACTCCATTCTTTGATTTTGGAAACGACATAACAAGTAGTTCCATACTAGTCATGAGTGTTTACAAGGATGATTACTATCAAAAAACATATGCAACAGTAAGGATTTGTCCTAATCCTGCATTAGAAGAAACCATCCTTTTATGGGAAGGTGAAGGTTATGATAGACAGTACACCCCAGAAGAATTAGAAACCAGAATCAGGGAGTACTATGATATTACAATGAATGAAGATATTTTAAATCCTACACCATAACACTCTATCTTTAAACCAATGTCTAGTCATTACAAGGATTTATTGATTAAAAAAATTCTATTCACTCGTTATGACAAACTTGATCACAATCCCAAAATCTTAGATCAGGTATACAAAGAGGGAATTTATAACGACAAGACAATTAAAGATCTTGAAGAAGAACTTAACTATTTGAATAACCATAGGAGTTAATTATGTTTGAAGTTTACACCCGTGATAATTGTCGTTATTGTAAACTCTTAATGAAATTTTTTGATGAGTTTAATATCGAGTATACCTCCTATCGATTAGGAGAAGATTTTACACGGGAAGAATTTATTAGCAAATTTGATGAACCGCATACGTTCCCACGGGTCTTGAAAGATGGTATACTATTGGGTGGATACACAGAGACCTGCCAGTACCTGAAGGAGAATCTAAAATGAGTCTGACCGACAAACGTGAAAACATCGTTCATGAGACTAACTATCTCATCGATACTATTATTGATAAATGTGTTGTCGAAAAGAAGAAACCAAAGTTTAGTTTTTACAAACACTTCATTTCTAGTGGGTTCGATAAGAAGACCATCGAACAGGTAAAAGAGTACAATAAAAAGATCGCAGAAGAAAAAGAGATTGCTCAACTCGCATACGAGAAGAGTGATCCTTTTCTTGTAGAGGCGTATAGTAATTTTTCTCGTCCACATCTTCGTCAATATATTGAACTTCTCGAAGAGATTATTCATGATGTAGAGAAGTACCATCAGGAAAAATCTGCCGCTCGACGTTCTTCACGACGTAAGAAGATTGATCCCAACAAAATGGTCAAGAATGTTAAGTACAATACTGAACCAGTTCTTGTTGGTAGTACATCTTATACTTCACTGAGTCCTGTTGAAATTGTAGGTTGCAAACAAGTTTGTCTCTACAATACTAAAACTCGTGAACTTACTCTGTATGTTGGTGACTATCTAAAAATCAAAGGTTCTACCATCATTGATTTTAATACAGATAAGTCTTGGACTAAGACACTTAGGAAACCAGAAGAGATTCTGGAAACTGCAATGAATTGTACTCGCAACAGTACCAAGAATCTTTGCAATCTAATTAACTCCAAAGAGAAGAAACCGACTGGAAGAATCAATTCCAATCATATTATTGTAAAAGTGTTCACGATATGATTGACAAAAACAACCTAAATAAAAATGTTAGAGCTTTACTAAAGGAGAGAACAAGTACCCCTACGTCAAATAATATAATAGATTATTTTTTCGAAAAGAGTTTTAGAGTTTTCAAAAAAGTCTATACTGTGACAGTAAACGTTTCTCTTGTGAGAAAGGGAAACAGTTCTCACTAAAGGAGTAAAAAAATGTCAGATTCAGTATTTCTCTATTTCACCACTCTCTTTTTATTATTATTTTTTGCAGTGGGTAGTATTCTGGGATGGTTTGTGAGAGAGTATCTGGCAAGTTCTGAGGACACTGGATATAAAAAATATCTACATCCAGAGTTTTTTGACAGAAACGGAAACTTCATTGATGGTGAACTACTCTCCGTTCATATCGAAGATGAAGAAGAAAATTACGATGAGGATTAAACATGATTTTGGTCGATATGAATCAGTGTATGATATCGAACCTCATGATGCAATTGAAAAACAATGACGATGAACTTGACGAAGATATGGTTCGTCACATGGTTCTATCGTCATTGAAGTCATACAAGAAAAAATTTACTGAAGAATACGGTCAAATGATTCTTTGTTATGACTCTAAACATTATTGGAGGAAACAGGTATTTCCATACTACAAACAAAATAGAAAGAAAGACCGTCAAAAATCTAAGTTCGATTGGAACAAAATTTTTGATTGTCTAAATAAGATACGAGATGAGATTCGAGATAACTTTCCTTTTATTGTTATCGAAGTCTATGGTGCAGAAGCAGATGACGTAATTGCCATTCTGTGTAAGTACCAATCAATCAGAAACATTAGTTTGCAAAAACAGAATAGAACTCCTGAAAAAACTCTAGTTCTTTCAGGGGATAAAGATTTTATTCAGTTACAAAAGTATCCTAGTGTTTCTCAATTCAACCCTCTGCAAAAGAAGTTTGTCACTGGAATTGACCCGAAGATGTATGTGAAAGAACACATCATCAAAGGAGATAGAAGTGATGGTATTCCAAACTTTCTTTCTCCTGACGACACTTTTGTAGAAGGTAAGAGACAGAAACCCATCTCTATTAAAAACATAGATAAGTGGATCCAACGAGATCCCGAAACATATTGCAATGAGGAACAACTAAGAAACTATCATCGCAATAAAAAACTGGTTGATCTAGATCAAATACCAGAAGACATAGAAAAGAATATTATTAACTCTTTTGCAGAATTAATTTCTAAGAAAAGAAGTAAAGTTAATTTTGATTATTTCTATAGAAACAAATTATTTTCTTTGATGACTGAACTGGAGGATTTCAATGACTGAACCATATCAATCTGATTTGCTGCAATCAGAGATTCTACAAAAGATCTCTAATGCAAAGACGAAAAAAGAAAAAATCGATCTACTACAAAAGTATCGTAACGACGCCCTAGTTTCTCTTTTAATCTGGAACTATGACACAAGCCTTATCACCCTTATTCCAGAAGGTGAAGTACCATACACACCAAATGATGCTCCAGTGGGAACTGAACACACCCGACTTACTCAAGAGCATCGTAAGTTTTATAATTTTCTAAAAGGTGGTAATGATGGTTTGCAGTCCATAGCACGTGAACGAATGTTCATTCTGATGCTTGAGGGACTTTCTAAGGATGAAGCAGAGGTTGTCTGTCTAGTAAAAGATAAACAACTGCAGAAGAAGTATAAGATTACTTTGAATGTTGTTAAAGAGGCATATCCCGATATCGTTTGGGGTGGTCGTGGGTCATGATCTTTGAAGATTATGAACTCAAACAGTGGGCAAGAAAAGGAGTCCGTATTCTAAAAGAGAATGCGGACTTGTCCGTAGACAATCATAAAGGACTTCCCAATAATGCCTATGTAATTACTATGGAGTGGGAAGGTAATATCTGGCACGACATTGTTCAATCATCAGCAAGGGTTAATATCTTTGACATGTATTATGACAAGTTTGGAAAAGACACTGTAAAGAAACTTGTTCAAAGTGAAGGTAGGGTAAGTCCAAAATTGTATGATGCACCACCTCAAAAATGAACTCAGACAAATCAAAAAGAAATAAACTAATCATAGTAAGTGTTGTAGTGTCTTTAAGCATTGCAACACTTTCTCAGTGTAGCGGAGTATCCGAAACTAGTTTGTGGGATGTATTTGATGAGATACAAAGAAAGTATTTTCCACAAACCATTCTAAATGAACTCATAATCAAAGATCCCGAAAAACTAGATCGTAGAATTAAAAGGGATGTTGATAGAGCATTAGAAAGAGTTACACCTGAGTATGATAGAATTATTGAAGAGTCTGATAGAAAATACAAACCAAGATACGTGGACGAAAAGAATGATGAAACCGTCTGTTACACAGATGAATGTAAGTCCCTCGCTCCCCCAATGCGTATCTGCGCTCCATGGGTTGACAGTTGCCCAAAAGACTGATAAAATCATTACAAGACCAATCTAGGAGGATAGTGTGAGTTCTGTTAAACTAGTTGCAATCACCCAAGGTGCAGGTGAACTAATTGAAAAAAATGCACAAGAAGTAATCTCTTATATTACTCGGGTTAGTAACCCAAATAACCAACTTAACTTTGATACTTCTGCAGGACTTCTGCGTTACTGTATCAAACACAAACACTGGAGTCCTTTTGAACATGCATACATGACTCTAGAAATCAATACCAATCGTGGTATTGCAGCTCAAATTCTTCGTCACAGGTCTTTTACATTCCAAGAGTTTTCTCAACGTTATGCAGATACAAATCTCCTAACTGAAACTCTTGAGGTTCCAGAACTTCGTAGACAAGATACTAAGAACCGTCAAAATTCTACAGATGATCTTGATGAGTTTCTCAAGGAAGCACTAGAAAAAGAAATTGACGATCACTTTACCCAGAGTAAACTTCTCTACAATAGGTTGCTTTCTCAGGGTGTTGCAAAAGAATGTGCTCGTTCTGTTCTTCCCATCAACACTCCAACTCGTATTTACATGACAGGTTCTTGCCGTTCGTGGGTACATTACATTGATCTTCGATCTGCAAATGGAACTCAGAAAGAACATATGATTATTGCAGAACAATGCAGGGATGTGTTCAAAGAACAGTTCCCAGATATTTCTGAGGCGATGCAATGGTAGATGAGATTAATTACCAGGAAGTTTGTTACGGTCTACTAGAAGATAATAGAATTCTAATGGAGTGGTTACGAATCGCAATTAAAAACATTGATGATCCAGACGACTCTGAAATTCTAAAAGTAAAAAAAGCATATCAAGCTTATTTCAAAATGATGAATGGAGAAACCGATGAACAATGAAGAAGTTCTGAAACTAGCAAAAGAATGTGGATTGGTATACAATAACAATCATGACATTTTGGAGTTCTATCAAAAAGTCCGTAGTAAACTAAAAGAGGAATTCGGTCTCAAAGAAACTGAAAAATGAACATCTTCTATTTGAATTACAACCCAGTCATTTGTGCCCAAGAACACTGTGACAAACATGTAGTAAAAATGATTGTAGAGTATGCACAACTTCTTTCAACTGCTCATCGTGTTCTTGATGGTATTCCCTATGATGATATTTCTAACAGGGGGAGAAGAGTCAAACGATACAGACTCGATGAACCAAGGGAATCAAACCTTTACAAAGCTTGTCATACCAATCATCCTTCTGCTGTTTGGGTTAGAAGTTCTTCTTCCCACTATAAATGGCTCTACGAACTCTTTGAGCAATGCTGTATTGAATATACAAGACGGTACGGTAAGTTTCATTCAACGGAATCCTTAAAGTCTTATCTGCAGAGGGTTCCCTCTAACTTACCTCCACTTGGTTGGAAGGATCCCCCTCCCGCCATGCCCGATAAATACAAAGTGAAAGGAAATAGTATCCAGTCATATAAGAATTATTATATAGGGGATAAGATTACTTTTGCAAAATGGAAATCACCTTCAAAACCGCCAGAATGGTTTTTAGAAACATTGGAGATTGAACATGCCAACGTATGAATTTCAAAATAAGGAAACTGGTGAAAGGTTTGAAAAGTGGATGTACATGGCAGAAAGAGAAAAGTTTCTTGCCGAACATCCAGAACTAGAACAAATTCACACTAAAGGTATCAATGCCGTTAGTGGTGTGGGTCTTAAAGTACCGTCTGGATTCAAAGATGTACTACAAAAGATTCACACCGAAACCCCAGGTTCCCGACTAAACATTTAGGAGATACAATGCCGACACGTCGTAGAAAGAACAATCAAGAACAATCTTTTGCTGATATGAGTAGTAAAAAACTGAGACGCAAAAAACCCATCAATTCAGATATGATGGTTGATATCAAACCTCTGACTCCATCCCAGGAGAGAGTTTTTCAAAGTTATGCAGAAGATAAGAACTTGTTCTTGTATGGATGTGCAGGTACGGGTAAAACATTCGTAAGTTTATATCTCGCCCTCAAAGATGTTCTAAATGAACATACTCCATACGAAAAAGTTTATCTTGTTCGTTCCCTTGTAGCAACACGCGAGATCGGTTTTCTTCCTGGCGATCATGAAGACAAGTCATCTCTTTACCAAATTCCATACAAGAATATGGTAAAATATATGTTTGAGATGCCAGACGACGCTTCATTTGAAATGCTGTATGGTAATCTCAAAGGTCAAGAAACTATCTCTTTCTGGTCAACTAGTTTCATTCGTGGTACTACTCTAGATAAAGCAATCATCATTGTAGATGAATGCCAGAATCTTAACTTCCACGAACTAGATTCTATTATTACTAGGGTAGGTGAAGATAGTAAGATTATTTTCTCAGGTGACGTAAATCAAAGTGACCTCATTCGTAC